CTGTGTCCATATTACGTGGGTAGGATCACATTGCCGGTGGACAAAATAAATGCTGCTTAGCATAACGACGCAATGTGGACACACTTGGAGGATTACTCCTAAATTTTTCCGCAGCCCATTCCTCAAGTGTCAGCATTTGAAGCATTTTTGATAACCTCATTTCTTTTGCTACAAAACTATTTCACTAGTTAATTTCGCTGTCAGGATTGCTTATGTATCTTATGCAGCTCTTTAAAACGTTCCATAAATATCTCGTAGGCATGGCCAGGAGCCAGAGGAATAACTTCGAACATCTCTGTTGCTGGGATACCTTCCAATACTGGCCAGAAAGAGCCATCATCAAGCCCGAGATCGCGGCGTTCGGTTGCCAGCATGATGAGATCGGCATATTTCACGGGCGTGCTCATAGCCTGAGGTAACCCGTATTTCTCACGGATTACGGCGTCTATTTTTTCTTCCATCCGTTTATAGTCAGGAAGAAGGCGTTTCAGTGGTGCGGGAATGTCCTGGCAATACGCTTCTGTTGCATCATGCATTAACGCTTCAAAAGCAAATTCCTGCGGCACCAGCTGGCTGCAAAGAACCGCATGTTGGGCGACGCTGTAGAAGTGCGAAAGATGACCGGCAAAGCGACAGATATTTGAAAGGGAAACCGCGATATCGTTAATATCGATGTCGTCTTTATTTATCCTGCCATAATAAAAATGCTTCCCGGAAAAAGTTTTAATAAATGACATTTTGTTCTCCACGTATATGCACTGCACCGCGCTGAATTCTGGTAAAAGGAAGCCCTCACCATCCGGCGATTATTGAGTTAATTACGTTTCCATAAATGCCCCCGCAGGGGCATTTGCAGTAATGAAATCAGGCGGTGAAAGTACCAATAAAGGTTTCTACTTTGCTGTCTTTGAATTTCTCAACAAGCAGATCACGAAATTCGTTAGCCATTTCTTCCTGCACTGCTTCCAGCTGAATAATGCGCAGAACCAGTACAGGACGATCGCCAGTGATAATGCTGAGGCGTAATTTAAACGGACGTTCTTTCAGACCTTCAAACGGAACGCATTTAAATTCAAATGCCACTGGCATAATATCTTTGGTCTTCGCTTCGACAGACTCCATCAGGGAGCGTTTGCCGCTGAAGTCATTATCTTCAAAATCAGCGGTCTGGTTTGCTTCAATCGTGATTTTACGGACAGCCGCAGCCGCTTTTGTTGCCTGAATAGCGTCACCATTAGCATCAAAGCCCACAAGGTAGTCGGCCCAGTCTTCAATCCATTCTGCCAGTGACTTCTGGGAGTTACGCTCGCCATTAACAGACAACAGAGCAGAGAACGGCGCTGCCTTTTTCAGTTTGAGAGTGGCGGTGTTATCTGCGTGACCTGGTTCATCAATAGTACCCAGGTTAAGCACACTGACGGCACGCATATTATCAGCATCGATAAAGCAGCGGGTGCCTTCATCTGCAAGATCTTTAGAATAACGGGTAAAGTCATCGATGCTGGCAGTGGAAAGCGCACCACGGAAACGGAAGCGATTTAAATTAAATTTTTCCAGATCATGAATGCGGAAATTTTCAGGTAATGCCACTGCGTCGGCACCAATCTTACTGATAATTTCATTAACACCCTGAGCAGAAATAAGGGCATGGATTTGATTAATTGCGGTTGCGTCTAAGTTCTGAGACATAATAAGTCCTCACTATACAAAGATATTCAGTGATGAGATAAATAATCAGTTTATTAAGAACGATATTAACGACCTGCTGCGCGGAGTTTTCCGTCAGGTTCACCGGCAAGAGTCAGTAATTGTCCCTGGTCTTCCTGCAGAATAGTCAGGCGACCACCGCGATTGACATACATCGGCGTTTCGGTAGTGTCTTCTTCGGAAATTTTCCCGCGGTTAGTTGGGCGAACATATGAGAGTTTGTGTTTGATTTTCACACGGTTCTCATCAAATGGTTCAATTTCCAGGTTGAGCGAGACCTTACCTTTGGTTTTCGTGTTCATCACACCGGAAGCGACTTCACTGAGAACTGCGCCGATTTTGGTTTCAAATACGCCGCCGTCCAGCTCCCCGATAAATGCCTGTACATCAGTACTGCGTTCGCTAGCCATTTTGCTGCTCCTCATCATATCGACCCTGCAAGGCCTATTAGTTTCTCCACAAAACAGAGAAGAACACCTGTGGTGGCCGCCGCCCGGATGGATTGGGTTATGAGCCCGTCGTCCGGTGATGCTCTTCTCTGTTTTGTAAAAAGGACGGTACCAGCCGGAAGCAAGGGTACAAGCTGGTACCGCCAAGACTACACACAGCAATGAAACTATTGCCTGTCTTTTCACCACTTCAGGCTCGGTGGTATGCTGGAGTTCTCACACAGCCAGCAAGGAAACCTAATGAACCAGTTTTATGTTCACGTTCGTCTGTTTGAAGCAACAGCCGAACAGACCAAAAAATTTGAAGAATTAATGCTTAACTTTCTGTACCAGAAAACAATCAAAGAGTCTGACGATAGCTGCTGCAGACTGATTCCAGAGGGATATATCCTCAAAAGCACAATGAACTGCCAACAAATCCTTGATCAAACTTTTTCCATTGCTAACAGTGCTGGTGTTGACGCAAATATATTTGTCTGCAAATTTGAACAAAGCGCATGCTTACTTCCGTCTGCTTCCTTAGTTGGCAACGATTTTGTTCATCACGATCTTACGCCTAAGCCCATCAAGCTCGATTCTTAATGCCTTAACCATTGTGTCGTGATAAACACGGCTCACCCTCTCTCCATTGCATGGCAGGGGGGTGATCGTGTTAGCCATGAAATTCATGAACTTGGTTCGATCAGGATCTTGCGCCCCGCAAGTCTTTAATGCCTGTTTTGCTAACAAAATACGGGCCTCAGTGCCTGCATTTGGCTCTATCTGCTGCAAACGTTTAGCGTCTTCCAGCAACAATGCGATCACATGCTTCAAATCCTGCTCATTCATCTATTCTCTCCACTGAAATCATCCGCTAACGAATCATCCCGGTCTTCGTACGTACCGGGCGGGCTACTTCGTGGGTGTCCTGCCTGTTCGTTGTCTTAACACCTTTAAGTTGTAATTTAGTTGTGGTTTTGAATGTTGTCAACAACTTTATGTGGTTTGAACGAGTAGCCAAGGAGTGCAAGGATTATCAAAAAAAGGAGGTTGTATGGAAGACGCGCTTTACGCTTTTAATTACACACAGAACCGGGACAAGTTATTTGCTAACTTGATTAGCATCATTGATGGAATCATTGCAGATGGAGTTGTCCGTGAAGAGGAGGTTCTTTACTTAGATACATGGTTACTTGAAGCAAAGCAGATTATCAATAATGGAGTTATAAAAAGTCTATCTACTCGGGTGTCGGATATTCTTGCGGATGGAATAATCACATCAGAAGAACGTGATGACCTTAAAAATAGCCTTCTCCAAATACAGAGGGAAATTCTTGATATCCCTGAAATTGATTTTTACTCCAAGGATGTAGATGTCCATTTACTTAATGGACTATGTAAAGGATTAATTGCTGATCGGAACTTAACTCAAGAAGAAATAAGATATCTTAATTGGTGGCTTGAGCAAAATGGAGCTTTGAAGAACAACTACCCAGGAAAAAAACTTTATGCACTTGTAAAGGAAATTCTTAAAGATGGTGTTATTACTGAAGATGAGAGTTTAACTCTACATAAGGCATTAGTAGACTTCACAGGATGTGACTTGGAAAGTGGGGTGGTGGATGGTTTGGCGACCAGGCTGCCTATTGATGTAGGGGCTTCGATAGAGTTAGAGGGTAAAACCTATTGTCTTACAGGCACTTTTGTTGCAGGAAAGAGAGCCGTAGTTGAAAATTTGATTAAAAATGCTGGTGGGAACATCAGTAGTGGAATTACTCAAAAGTTGGATTTTTTAGTAATTGGGACGCTTTCCTCCCGTGATTGGAAATTCTCTAGTCACGGAAGGAAGATCGAAAAGGCTATATCTTATAGGGATGATAATGGTGCAAAACTTAAAATTATTTCTGAAGAAATGCTTTTCGATGCATTACCAAGTTCGCGATGACCAGAATACCCTACCTATAACATGAATTCTGGCTCGTCTATCTTCAAAGGTGAGTATTTCATCTGGGTACTCATCTTTGTTGAAGCTTCTAAGAATCAAGCCACCGTCAGGTAAGTTGATAAGTATTTTAACCCTTAGCAATACACCATCTCGTACGGCATAAAGATCGCCATCACGAATAGGAACGGTTTGAGAAATATCAACGGCAACAAGATCTCCATTATTGAGAACCGGTAATAAACTGTTCCCCCATATTTGTACGATCTTGGCATTAGATGCACATACGCCAGATTTTCTCAAATCTGCTCTTCTTAACGGAAACCAGTCAATAGCTGATTCAACTATTTCAGCCAGACATCCGTTACCTGCCGATAACTCGACATCTAAAACAGGAATGTTTACGAAAATATCGGGGTCTAATGCGGTGCTTTCTGCTTCTTTTACAACAAGATCAGGTATGGATGCGTTGTCTTCAATACCAAGTTGTAACCACTTTTGTGATACACCTAAAACTTTTGCAATTTCTTTAATTTTGCGCGGTTGTAGAGTTTCGCCATTCTCTATTTTGGCTACAGATTGTTGTGAAAGTCCAATTTTTTCAGCTAGTTGAGCTTGGCTCATGCCAGCTTTCTCTCTACCTATCTTTAATCGTTCTGCCAGTGTTTTCACAACATATCCCTCTCTTTTTTGATGAGGTTACAACTTTATGTTTTAGCTTTCCAACACCTAAAAGTTGTGGTGAAAGTTGTTAATGTTGTATTCTTGCAGCTCGTAACAACTTAACTACCAAAAAAGGAGAAAGCTATGACACCTGAGCAATTAGCCTTATCGGAGGCAATCGCTCTGGCTGGTGGTCAATCAGAATTGGCTCGGAAGCTCACAGCCAGCAGCGGTCATTTAGTAAAGCAACAACATGTCTGGAACTGGTTGAACAGAGAAAAGCGTCCCCCTGCAAAGCTCTCGATATTCATTGAAAAGACCACTGGCATATCAAAAGAAAAATTACGTCCAGATATTTTTCAAAAGATTAAAGATTCATCAGATGAAAAGTAACCACAGTTTTAAGGAGATAGCCGTGGGTAAGCATCACTGGAAAATAGAAAAACAGCCTGAGTGGTACGTGAAAGCTGTCAGAAAAACTATCGCGGCGTTGCCGGGGGGTTACGCTGAAGCCGCTGACTGGCTGGATGTAACAGAGAACGCTTTATTCAACCGCCTTCGTGCAGATGGCGATCAGATTTTCCCGCTGGGATGGGCAATGGTTTTACAGCGTGCTGGTGGCACTCACTTCATTGCTGATGCTGTGGCGCAGTCTGCAAATGGCGTCTTTGTGTCTCTTCCTGACGTCGAGGATGTGGACAACGCCGATATTAACCAGCGTCTGCTGGAAGTCATTGAACAGATCGGCAGTTATTCAAAACAGATTCGTTCAGCAATCGAAGACGGCGTAGTGGAACCGCATGAGAAGACAGCAATTAACGACGAGCTGTATCTCTCAATTTCGAAGCTGCAGGAGCATGCAGCACTTGTCTACAAAATTTTTTGCATTTCAGAAAGTAATGACGCCCGCGAGTGTGCAGCTCCGGGCGTCGTGGCGTCGATTGCTTCTGGTTGTGGAGAAACTAACGCATGAACAGTTTAACAACACACTACCGTCGCTCGCAACTGATTGCGCTTCCTGTACCGGGTGGAAAAGCGAAGGTGGAATATTGCTATGCAGTGAATGTACCAGGTGACAGGGAAATTGTAACCCACAGCTTTGCAGAGTGGGCTGTGGGTGATTTCAACCGGCAGAAGGAGACAGTCCTTTGCGACAAGTTAACCGCTGGTTCAAAGATCACTACGGAGTGCTCGTCAGAGTCATTCGTTGGGAGCCGGAAACACAACGGGTTATCTACCTCCGCGAAGGTTATGAGCATGAATGCTTCAGTCCGCTCGAACAGTTTCGTCGTAAATTCAGGGAAATAGAGGTCGGTCATGAGCACTAAATTAACCGGCTATGTATGGGATGGTTGCGCTGCATCAGGCATGAAGTTATCCAGCGTGGCAATTATGGCCCGCCTGGCTGATTTCAGTAATGACGAAGGTGTGTGCTGGCCATCAATTGAAACCATTGCCCGTCAGATTGGCGCGGGGATGAGTACCGTCAGAACGGCTATCGCACGGCTGGAAGCAGAAGGCTGGTTAACGCGTAAGGCGCGTCGCCAGGGTAACCGCAATGCGTCGAATGTTTATCAGCTTAACGTTGCGAAGCTTCAGGCAGCGGCATTTTCTCAACTGTCAGATTCTGACCCGTCAAAATCTGACGCATCAAAATCTGACCCGTCAAAATTTGATGCGTCGAAATCTGGCAAAAAAGCGGGTTTTCACCCGTCAGAATCTGGCGGGGATCCGTCAGTAAAATCAAAACATGATCCGTCAGATAAAAAACCTTCTCGTCCGGACGCTTCGCAACCGGACACGCAGACGGATGAACAGGATTTTTTAACTCGCCATCCTGATGCGGTTGTATTCAGCCCTAAAAAGCGCCAGTGGGGGACGCAGGATGATTTGACCTGCGCACAGTGGCTCTGGAAAAAAATCATCGCCCTGTACGAGCATGCCGCCGAATGTGACGGCGAGGTGGTTCGTCCCAAAGAACCGAACTGGACAGCCTGGGCAAACGAAATTCGCCTGATGTGTGTGCAGGATGGTCGTACTCATAAACAAATCTGCGAGATGTACAGCCGCGTCAGTCGCGATCCGTTCTGGTGCCGTAACGTGCTCAGCCCGTCGAAGCTGCGGGAAAAATGGGATGAGCTTTCCCTGCGCTTATCGCCGTCCGTCAGCACGTACACCGAAAAACGCGAAGACCCGTACTTCAAAGCCAGTTACGACAACGTGGACTACAGCCAGATCCCAGCAGGATTCAGGGGGTGATTATGAGTCTTTTGAATGATGTTCAGAAATTCATTGAAGCCCATCCGGGGTGTACTTCCGGAGACATTGCGGATGCTTTTGCAGGTTACTCACGGCAGCGCGTTCTGCAGTCAGCAAGCAAGTTACGTCAGAGTGGGCGTGTGGCTCACCGTTGTGAAGGAGATACACGCAGACATTTCCCGCGCCTGACTGAGAGAGCGCAGGAGTCGGAACCACAACCAGTTCGTGAAACCAGACCTGTGCGCAATTTCTATGTCGGCACTAACGATCCCCGGGTGATTTTGTGCCTGACCCGCCAGGCGGAAGAACTGGAGTCCAGGGGCTTATACCGTCGTGCTGCAACGGTGTGGATGGCGGCATTCCGTGAAAGCCACTCCCAGCCAGAACGAAACAATTTTCTGGCGCGTCGTGAGCAGTGTTTACGGAAAAGCAGCAAGCGCGCTGTATCGGGTGATGAGTGGTATCTGTCAGGGAATTACGTGGGGGCTTAATGAGTAATAAATATTGCCAGGAGCTGGTGGAACTGCGGAACAAACCAGCCCATGAACTGAAGGAAGTGGGTGATCAGTGGCGCACGCCGGACAACATTTTCTGGGGAATTAACACCCTGTTTGGCCCGTTTGTTCTGGATCTGTTCACTGACGGTGATAACGCCAAATGTGCCGCGTATTACACGGCGGAAGACAACGCGCTGGCGCATGACTGGTCAGAACGCCTTGCGGAGCTTAAAGGTGCTGCCTTTGGTAATCCTCCATACAGCCGCGCCAGTCAGCATGAGGGGCAATACATCACCGGCATGCGTTACATCATGAAACATGCCAGTGCCATGCGTGATAAGGGCGGGCGCTATGTTTTCCTGATCAAAGCTGCCACCAGCGAAGTGTGGTGGCCGGAAGATGCAGATCATATTGCTTTTATTCGCGGGCGTATTGGTTTTGAACTGCCTGTCTGGTTTATCCCGAAAGACGAGAAGCAGATACCGACAGGAGCTTTTTTCTCTGGTGCTATTGCTGTTTTTGACAAGACCTGGAAGGGACCGGCAATCAGCTACATCGGGCGCGATGAACTTGAGGCATGTGGTGAGGCCTTTCTGGCGCAGGTTCGCCAGCAGGCGGAAAAACTGGTCAGGGAGATGGTGGCATGACGACATTAACTCAATGCCAGCAGCAGGTGCTGGATATGCTGATTTCTTACCAGAAAGAACGAGGCTTCCCGCCAACCAATCAGGAGGTGGCAACCATGCTGGGATACCGTTCAGTGAATGCAGCGGTGGAGCATCTTCGCGCACTGGAGAAAAAAGGCGTCATCACGATAAAGCGTGGCGTGGCCCGGGGGATAACGCTTCATACCGCGGTGAAGGACGACGACAGCGAGGCTGTCTGGATTATCCGCTCACTGCTTGCCGGTGAGGAAAACGCCAGGCTGCGTGCAACCCACTGGTTACATGAGAGAGGCCTGAAAGTATGAAACTGATCCTGCCTTTCCCGCCCAGCGTGAATACGTACTGGCGACACCCTAACAAAGGGGCGTTTGCTGGTAAAAGCCTGATAAGCGCGGCGGGGCGCAAATTCCAGAGCGCGGCGTGCGCAGCAATAGTTGAGCAGTTACGTCGTCTTCCGAAACCAACGTCGGCACCTGCTTCAGTGGAGATCGTGTTGTTTCCTCCGGATAACCGGATCCGCGATCTGGACAACTATAACAAGGCGCTGTTTGACGCCCTGACCCACGCGGGTGTGTGGGAAGACGACAGTCAGGTGAAAAGAATGCTGGTGGAGTGGGGACCGGTTATCCCGGAAGGGAAGGTCGAGATCACTATCAGTAAGTACGAGAAAACGGCGGGTGCAGCCGCCTGATCAAGAGGAGAAACGAAGTATGAATAATCTGATGGTCATTGATGGTATTGAAGTTCGTCGTGATGCTTATGGGCGTTACAGCCTGAACGATCTGCACAGGGCAGCCGGGGGAGAACAAAAAAACCGCCCGAAATACTGGCTCTCCAATAAGCAAACCTGTGAATTGATTGAACAACTTTTCACCGAGGGTGGAATTCCGCCTATGGAACAAAATCAACCAGTTAGCGTCATTAATGGCGGAAATAACCAGGGGACGTATGTCTGCAAAGAACTGGTGTATGCCTATGCAATGTGGATCAGCTCGTCATTCCATCTGAAGGTGATCCGTACTTTCGATATGGTAACCAGCGCACCGGAAAAATTATCTGGGCAGGCTGCTGACAAGATGCAGGCTGGTGTGATCCTGCTGGACTTTATGCGCCGGGAATTAAACCTGTCTAACTCATCAGTGCTTGGTGCCTGTCAGAAACTCCAGGAGGCTGTTGGCTTACCGAATCTGGCACCGCGCTATGCCATTGATGCTCCTGCTGACGCGCCTGATGGCTCAAGTCGCCCCACGCTGTCGCTGAGTGCACTGCTGAAACAGTATGGTATCCGCCTGACGGCTAATCAGGCATATCACCAGATGGTGAAGCTGGGAATCGTTGAACAACGCGAACGATACAGCCGTACCGCGATTAACAACATCAAAAAATTCTGGTCGCTGACGGCGAAAGGCTGCATGTTCGGCAAGAACATCACCAGTCCCGCAAATCCGCGCGAGACGCAGCCGCATTTCTTCGAATCCCGATTCCCCGAGCTGTTAAAGTTGCTCGATACCGTTCATTGAGGTGACTGTGAGAGCACTACTGACCCCTGAAATTGCCCCGCGTATGGGGATCGTATTGTTCAGGCCCGGTTCAGAGCTGATGCCCCTGTTTATGCAGGGGCGTGTCCTGCTGGAGCCTGAGCCGGAACGTTATTCATCTTTCGCCAGTGGTGCCGTTCCCGCGGCATCACAACCGCTGGCGGATGATCCTGCCGTTCGGGCCGTGTTCCGCAATGAGGCAGTGATCCGTCGTGCTGGTGGGGTGGAATGTCTTGAAAGCTGGTTACTTCGTGAAAAAGGCTGCCAGTGGCCTCATTCCGACTGGCACAGCGAGAACATGACCACAATGCGGCACGCTCCGGGCGCAATCCGTCTCTGCTGGCACTGCGATAACCAGCTGCGCGATCAGTTCACGGAACGGCTGGAATCAATGGCAACGGATAACTGTGCCCGTTGGGTGTTGTCTGTTGTGCGTCGGGATCTCGGTTTTGATGATAGTCACGTTGTGACAATGCCGGAACTGTGCTGGTGGCTGATTCGTAATGACCTGGCGGATGCCTTACCGGAAAGTGCAGCCCGTAAGGCACTGAGATTACCGAAGCCTGTTGTGCCGTCTGTCACCCGGGAAAGTGACCTTGTGCCTTCGGTTCCTGCCACCAGCATTATCCAGGATAAAGCGAAAAAGGTGCTGGCGCTGAAAGTGGATCCGGAGTCGCCGGAGTCTTTTATGTTACGCCCAAAACGTCGCCGCTGGGTTAATGAAAAGTACACGCGCTGGGTTAAGACACAGCCGTGTGCATGTTGTGGAAAGCTTGCTGATGATCCCCACCACCTGATAGGCCACGGTCAGGGGGGAATGGGTACAAAAGCGCATGACCTCTTTGTGTTGCCTTTGTGCAGAAAGCATCACGACGAGCTGCATGCGGATACCGTGGCATTTGAAGAGATGTATGGCTCCCAGTTGGAGCTGATATTTCGTTTTATCGATCGTGCGCTGGCAATAGGCGTACTGGCGTAAGTGGAGAACGAGCATGAACCTTGAAGCCTTACCAAAATATTACTCCCCAAAATCTCCAAAATTGAGTGATGACGCACCGGCGACAGGCTCAGGTGGTTTAACGATTACGGATGTGATGGCTGCACAGGGGATGGTGCAGTCGAAAGCACCGCTTGGGTTTACCTTATTCCTGGCAAAAGTTGGCGTTCAGGATCCTCAGTTTGCGATTGAAGGTCTGCTCAATTACGCGATGGCACTGGATAACCCGACATTGAACAAATTGAGTGAAGAAATCCGGTTACAGATCATCCCTTACCTTGTGAATTTTGCCTTTGCTGATTATTCCAGGTCTGCGGCAAGTAAGGCTCGCTGTGAGCATTGTGCTGGTACTGGATTTCATAATGTATTGCGCGAGGTGGTGAAACAATCCAGAAGCGGGGAATCTGTTATCAAGGAAGAGTGGGTAAAGGAACTATGTCAGCATTGTCATGGTAAGGGAGAAGTCAGCACAGCGTGCAGAGGGTGTAAGGGTAAAGGTATTGTCCTGGATGAAAAAAGGACCCGGCTTCATGGCACGCCTGTTTATAAGATTTGTGGGCGTTGCAATGGAAACCGGTTTAGCCGTTTACCAACCACACTGGCGCGGCATCATGTCCAGAAGCTGGTACCAGACCTGACGGATTATCAGTGGTACAAAGGATATGCAGATGTCATTGATAAACTGGTTACAAAGTGCTGGCAGGAAGAAGCATATGCTGAGACACAATTGAGGAGAGTGACAAGATAAATGATTTTCGCCGAAGATGGCGACATGATTCTTGCATTTTTCAAAAAATATGGTTAGGATTATCCTAACGATGGGCTTTGTGTGTCTACCGTTGATAATCTTCTTGAACCCGCCATCGAGCGGGTTTTTTTTGTGCTCAAATTTCGAATAATGATTTGGTTATGCTATGTATTTATTTCCTTACTTACTGAGGGAGTGATGCAATGAGCAATACAAGATGTAGTAATGAAAGTTGCAATAAAGAGTTTATTTATTGGGAGCACAGTGGAGGCTATCCAGGAGGAAAGGATAAAGAGCCAATTATTTGCCCTTACTGTGGCCACACAAACGGTTATGAAATGACCAGTGGATTGATTTCCAGTAAAAAAATAGAAGAACAGTAGTATTCATATCTGTCTAGCCCTGGTATTTGCTGGGGCTTTTTGTTGCCTTCGCCTGATGAATTGACATTGCTTAACCCTCTGTTGTCAGCCATATGCTGGCTTTTTTATTCAAGGCTTGCGGGGAGCATCAACTCCGTGCTTTGTCGTTAAATTAACCCGTGAGCCTGCATTCTGACATTTAACGTCCCGGCCTTTTGTCGGCGGCGAAACATTGGCTATTCATATGCACGAAAAAGAGAGCCTTGCCGGAGCGTTCTGGCTCGTTTTGCTGATCATTGCAGGTTGGGGCGGTCTGGTCCGCTACCTGATAGATGTGAAGCAGAGTAAAGCAACGTGGAGTTGGATAAATGCTCTGGCTCAAATAGTGGTATCAGGATTCACCGGTGTTATTGGTGGCCTGATTAGCATCGAAAGTGGATTCAGTATTTACATGATTCTCGCGACAGCGGGGATTAGCGGTGCGATGGGGTCGGTTGCACTGACGTACTTCTGGGAACGACTGACAGGGGTGAAAAATGCAAAATCTTAATCCTCAGCGTAAAGCTTTCCTCGATATGGTGGCATGGTCAGAAGGAACGGATAACGGGCGACAACCGACACGTAACCACGGTTATGATGTTATTGTCGGTGGAGAACTCTTCACTGATTACTCCGATCACCCTCGCAAGCTTGTCACGCTAAACCCCAAACTCAAATCAACAGCAGCCGGACGTTATCAGCTTCTTTCACGCTGGTGGGATGCTTACCGTAAGCAGCTTGGCCTGAAAGACTTCTCCCCCAAAAGCCAGGACGCAGTGGCATTGCAGCAGATTAAAGAACGTGGCGCTTTACCGATGATTGATCGCGGTGATATCCGTCAGGCAATCGACCGTTGCAGCAATATCTGGGCTTCACTGCCGGGGGCTGGTTATGGTCAGTTCGAGCATAAGGCTGACAACCTGATTGCAAAATTCAAAGAAGCTGGCGGAATGGTCAGAGAGATTGAGGTATGAGCAGAGTAACCGCGATTATCTCCGCTCTGGTTATCTGCATCATCGTCTGCCTGTCATGGGCGGTTAATCATTACCGTGATAACGCCATTACCTACAAAGAGCAGCGCGATAAGGCCACATCCACAATCGCTGACATGCAGAAGCGTCAACATGATGTAGCAGAACTCGATGCCAGATATACAAAGGAGCTTGCTGATGCTAACGCGACTATCGAAAGTCTCCGTGATGATGTTTCTGCTGGGCGTAAGCGGCTGCAAGTCGCCGCCACCTGTGCAAAGTCAACGACCGGAGCCAGCAGCATGGGCGATGGAGAAAGCCCAAGACTTACAGCAGATGCTGAACTCAATTATTACCGCCTCCGAAGTGGAATCGACAAGATAACTGCACAGGTTAATTACCTACAGGAATACATCAGAACTCAATGCCTGGATTAACAGGGGCGGATTGAACGATAGCTTTTTTCGAATTGTTATTCCTAGCACATTCTGTTCAATCTGCTGAGATCTACTCTGATGTGGGAGCACAATGGGTATCGAAATGATTATCTTGCTAGCTGCTGCGTTTAGCACTGCTACCGCTAGGGTATTCGGTCTAGGATATTCATACGGTACTAGCGAAGTACAAATGAACGCTGATCAGAAGCGTTACGAATAGGAGGACTCAACATCTAGGCTATAGCAGAGCGCTGGATATAAGCAACGAAAGATACCAACAAGGTATAGCAAACTGTTAATCATATGTCTGATAGTGGCGTTGATCACGAACTGCGCACAAGTAGGACATGCAAGGTTGAGTTAATTGACACAGGGCGGGACCGGGTGAGACCTATCTGTGCGGCTGTTGATTACTTGGATGAGCTCGATAAGTAGTCAAAGAAAAATATACAGGCATACAGCAAAGTATGGATGGCAGCTGTAGATAATTGTCTGAAAATATGGTTCTTAGTTAAGTGATAATGAACTTTTAAAAAAGTTAAGCATCCTACATATGTGATGTGGGTGATAGTTGTTTGTTAGCTGTTGGGACACAACATATAGAAAGTTGAGGAGAATAATGCCTTGTTGTGCAAAAAAAGCTTGATTTGCAAGTGAGAAATATGGCTAATGGAAGAAGAGATGTAGTAAGTGGATGTTTTATTTTGTTATTTATAGCTGTAGAATTTACCTAAAATCATAACCGCGGCTGGATGATAATGGGTAAGTCAAAGGGCAAAGGTGGAAAATCAGGTAAAGGGCAACATTCAGTAAGTTTTGCTCAGGCATGGCGAGATGTGATGCTCAAAGCCATGACAACCGGTCAACTAGTGCCTATAACTATAAGTATTGTACTGATGATTGCAGCTTGGCGCATGCCATCAGAGGAATTAGGAATACTAGCGCATCGAATTATTGACGGCTTAGCAGATCACTCTCTAATTGGGTATGGACTTTGTGTCATTGTTATCCTAGCGTGGTCTTGGCATGCAAGTATGATGCGCAGATGTTTTAGCGTGGAAGCTCGTCGTATTGGAGCAGAAAAAACTCTGCATCAACAGGCGAGAACACAAGTGCCACTGGGATCAAGCGACAATTAATCCCTAAGGAGAAACTATGCTGACAGTGCTTTTTTATGTGCTGTTATGTATGGCAGCAGTGCATTTTATTTACGAAAGGATACTACTTCCATCTGTTCGTTTGCATTACCGCAATAAGCTTTTTGAACTGAGAGATATAGTTAGAAATCAAATAATTTCGAATAAAAGTAAAGATGATGTACAAGCGGCTGAGCTTGTACATGAGGCCTTAAACAACGCAATCAATCGTTTGCACCTTATGACTTTGCCCAACAGAGTGAGGGCTCAAAGGCGGCTCAGTGCTAATCCAGAGATACAGGCAAGGATCAAACGTGAGGTTGAACTTTTTCAGAAATGTGATAACGGGAAGTTAATAGCAACGATACGAGAATCAGCTAAAATCTTGGATAAGGTTTTGCTTTTCAATAGTTTAATGTTGATTATATATTCTCTTCCAATTATGTTAACAATTTGGTCTGTGGCAAAAGTTCTGCAAACAGCCAACCAATTTTTAGAGTTACTCACTGAAAAACAAAGCCTAGAGCAGGCTGTTTTACTTCTTCCTGATAGACAGGTTGCAAAGCTTGTTGCAGAAGAAAATTATGCATATGCATGATGTAAAAACCGCCTTCGGGCGGTTTTTTATTGCTTGTCCAATGGACGGAATCGCCTCTATATTTCCCTTCATGGGATAGACTGAGCCTCGCTGATGCGAGGCTTTTTTATGCATTGATAAGCGTAAAGAGAGTCGATTAATGCCACCACGAACCCCAAAAGCCTGCCGTGTTCGCGGCTGCCGCCATACCACAACTGACCCGTCAGGCTATTGCGAAAGCCACAAAAGTGAAGGCTGGAAGCAATACAAGCCGGGCCAGTCCAGACACCAGCGCGGTTATGGTTCGAAATGGGATGTTATCCGTGAACGTGTGCTCAAGCGTGACAAAGGACTGTGTCAGTTATGTCTGCGTGGTGGTGTGGTACGTGAGGCGAAAACCGTTGACCACATCATCCCTAAAGCGCATGGCGGCACTGATGCCGACAGCAATCTGCAGAGCCTGTGCTGGCTGTGTCATAAGGCGAAGACGGCCCGTGAACGGTTGAAGTAAGAACCAGCTCCCACTGCCACAGGGGAGGGGCGGGTCAAATCCCTGTGACCTGACGTCTTCCGGACTGCCCGCCCCATCGTTTTTTTATACCCGCGAAAAATGAAATTTAACCAGGAGTGCCGCATATGGCTGGAACGGCGGGGCGTTCCGGGCGTCGCCCCAAGCCAACGGCGCGCAAGGCGCTGGCCGGAAACCCCGGCAAGCGAGCCCTGAATAAAGATGAACCTGTTTTTACGCCCATCAAAGGTGTTGAGCCACCGGAGTGGTTCGCTGAAGAAGATCTCCCTCTCGCTACGATCATGTGGCAACTGACAACTAAAGAACTCTGCGGTCAGGGCCTGCTGTGCGTGACTGACCTCGCGGTGCTTGAGCGGTGGTGCGTGGCCTACGAGTTCTGGCGACGTGCCGTGAAAAATATTGCCAGACAGGGCAACACCATCACCGGTGCAATGGGCGGTATGGTCAAAAATCCGGAGCTGACCGCCAAAAAAGAACAGGAGTCCGAGATGAGCAGTACGGGGGCAATGCTCGGACTCGACCCCAGCAGCCGCCAGCGTCTGATTGGCCTGGCGGGGCAGAAGAAAGCCACTAACCCGTTTCTGAAAATCATCGAATCATGAGCCGGAAATCTTACCCCAACGTAAATGCTGCCAATCAGTATGCCCGTGATGTCGTGCGCGGAAATATTGTGGCCTGCCAGTTTGTGATTCAGGCCTGCCAGCGCCATCTTGATGACCTGATGGCGGAAAAAAGTAAGTCGTTTCGTTACCGCTTCGACAAGGACCTGGCTGAACGGGCCGCCAAATTTATTCAGCTGTTGCCACACACCAAGGGGGAGTGGGCATTCAAGAGGATGCCCATCACGCTGGAGCCGTGGCAGCTCTTTGTGATCTGCTGTGCGTTTGGCTGGGTCAATAAAGGTACCCGGCTGCGCCGCTTCCGGGAGGTGTATACCGAAATCCCCCGTAAGAACGGCAAATCGGCAATCTCTGCCGGTGTCGCCCTGTATTGTTTTGCCTGTGATAACGAGTTTGGCGCGGAAGTGTATTCCGGTGCCACGACAGAGAAACAGGCGTGGGAAGTCTTTCGCCCGGCGCGACTGATGTGTAAACGCACACCCATGCTGACGGAAGCGTTCGGGATTGAGGTTAACGCCTCAAACATGAACCGTCCGGAGGATGGCGCGCGGTTTGAACCGCTGATCGGTAACCCCGGTGATGGTTCATCACCCCACTGTGCGGTGGTGGATGAATATCACGAGCACGCCACCGATGCGCTTTACACCACGATGCTTACCGGGATGGGGGCGCGACGTCAGCCACTGATGTGGGCCATTACTACTGCAGGGTACAACATTGAGGGGCCGTGCTACGACAAGCGACGGGAAGTTATCGAGATGCTCAACGGGTCGGTACCCAACGATGAACTGTTCGGGATCATCTATACCGTTGACGAAGGCGATGACTGGACCGACCCGCAGGTGCTGGAAAAAGCCAACCCGAATATTGGCGTGTCGGTTTATCGCGAATTTTTGTTAAGTCAGCAGCAGCGTGCGAAAAATAACGCCCGTCTGGCAAACGTCTTTAAAACAAAACACCTCAATATCTGGGTGTCGGCGCGTTCGGCGTATTTCAACCTGGTGAGCTGGCAGAGCTGCGAGGATAAATCACTGACCCTTGAGCAGTTCGAGGGGCAGCCGTGCATTCTGGCCTTTGACCTGGCGCGTAAGCTGGATATGAACAGTATGGCGCGACTTTATACCCGCGAGATTGATGGTAAAACGCATTACTACAGTGTGGCTCCGCGCTTCTGGGTACCGTATGACACGGTGTACAGCGTCGAGAAAAATGAAGATCGCCGGACAGCCGAACGCTTTCAGAAATGGGTGGAAATGGGCGTTCTGACCGTTACCGCTGGTGCGGAGGTGGATTATCGCTACATCCTCGAGGAGGCCAAAGCGGCGAACAAAATCAGCCCGGTCAGCGAGTCACCCATCGACCCCTTCGGGGCGACCGGGCTCTCACATGACCTTGCTGATGAAGACCTGAACCCCATCACTATCATTCAGAACTACACCAACATGTCCGACCCGATGAAAGAGCTGGAAGCGGCAATTGAATCGGGGCGCTTTCATCATGATGGCAATCCCATCATGACCTGGTGTATCGGCAACGTGGTCGGCAAAACCATTCCGGGTAACGATGATGTGGTGAAGCCCGTCAAAGAGCAGGCGGAAAACAAAATCGATGGTGCAGTTGCGCTGATTATGGCGGTTGGCAGAGCCATGCTGTACGAGAAAGAAGACACGTTGTCTGACCACATTGAGTCCTACGGGATCCGCTCGCTTTAACTGAGGTAATTATGAACATGCTGATTCTCGCGCCTCTGGTGGGCGTGCTGGGGGCGCTTTTGCTGGCGTATGGTGCCTGGCTGATTTATCCCCCGGCGGGGTTTGTTGTTGCCGGGGCGTTGTGCCTGTTCTGGTCGTGGCTGGTGGCGCGATATCTTGACCGTACACAGTCGTCTGTCGGCGGAGGTAAATAGTGTTCTTTTCGGGATTATTTCAACGAAAAAGTGACGCACCGATGACCACGCCAGCAGAGCTGGCGGATGCTATCGGGTTGTCCTACGACACCTATACCGGAAAGCAGATCAGCAGCCAGCGGGCCATGCGACTGACGGCGGTTTTTTCCTGTGTCAGGGTGCTGGCGGAGTCGGTCGGGATGTTGCCCTGCAACCTGTATCACCTGAACGGCAGCCTGAAGCTGAGAGCCACTGGCGAACGTCTGCATAAGCTGATCTCCACGCATCCCAATGGCTATATGACGCCGCAGGAGTTCTGGGAGCTGGTGGTCACCTGTCTGTGCCTGCGGGGAAACTTTTACGCCTACAAAGTGAAAGCATTTGGCGAAGTGGCTGAACTGCTGCCCGTCGATCCCGGCTGTGTGGTACCGAAGCTTAACAGTAGCTGGGAGCCGATCTATCAGGTCACATTCCCGGATGGCTCCACGGATGTACTGAGCCAGGAGGATATCTGGCATGTGCGCACGCTGACGCTGGACGGACTGGTGGGGCTGAATCCCATCGCCTATGCCCGCGAGGCAATATCGCTGGCAGCTGCGACCGAAGAGCACGGGGCCAGACTGTTCAGCAATGGCGCGGTGACGTCGGGTGTGTTGCGTACAGAGCAGACGCTGTCAGATCAGGCTTATGAGCGCCTGAAGAAAGATTTTGAGGAGCGTCACACCGGGCTTGGTAATGCTCACCGCCCGATGATCCTTGAGATGGGGCTGGACTGGAAGTCGATGGCGCTGAACGCCGAGGACAGCCAGTTCCTGGAAACCCGCAAGTTTCAGCTTGAAGAAATCTGTCGTCTGTTCCGGGTGCCGTTGCACATGGTGCAGAACACCGATCGCGCCACCTTCAACAATATTGAAGAGCTGGGGCTGGGATTTATCAACTATTCACTGGTGCCGTATCTGACCCGCATCGAACAGCGGATCAACACCGGACTGGTACGAAAAAGTAAGCAGGGCGTTTATTACGCCAAATTTAACGCCGGGGCGTTACTGCGCGGGGATATGAAGTCCCGTTTTGAAGCCTACGCCACCGGGATCAACTGGGGAATTTACTCTCCCAATGACTGCCGCGACCTGGAAGATATGAATCCGCGTCCCGGTGGTGATGTCTATCTCACACCGATGAACATGACCACGAAACCCTCCGATGGCAGTAAGGCCGGTAAGCAGAAGGATAACGCCAATGCAGACGAAACAACGTCTTGATGTACCGCTGAGTCTGAAATCTGTCAGTGACTCCGGTGAGTTTGAAGGGTATGGCTCCGTCTTTGGTGTAAAGGACAGCCACGATGATGTGGTGATGTCCGGGGCATTTGCTGCTTCCCTGCGGGCGTGGAGTGACAGAAAAGCGTTACCTGCGCTGCTCTGGCAGCACCGCATGGATGAACCCATCGGTGTTTACACCGAAATGAAGGAAGACGATGTCGGGCTTTACGTCAGGGGACGGTTGCTTATTGATGATGATCCCCTCGCAAAACGCGCATATGCACACATGAAGGCCGGTTCGTTAACCGGCCTTTCTATTGGGTACGTCCTGAAAGACTGGGAATACGACCGGAGCAAAGAAGCCTTTCTGCTGAAAGAAATCGACCTCTGGGAAGTCAGCTTGGTGACGTTCCCGTCTAACGACGAGGCGCGGATCAGCGACGTCAAGAACGCACTGGCCCGCGGGGAAATCCCCGAACAGAAAAAAATCGAAAGAGTCCTGCGTGATGTCGGACTCTCCCGTACCCAGGCCAAAGCATTCATGGCCGGGGGCTATGGCGCACTGTCCCTGCGCGACGCTGAGGATGTGGGCTCTGCACTGAATGCACTGAAAAATCTGAACTTCTAATCAGGAGAAATACGATGGCGGTTGATATTAAAGATGTCGAACAGGTCGCGCAGGAGCTGCAGCAGAAGTTTGACGACTTCAAAGCAAAGAACGACAAGCGCGTGGATGCGATTGAGCAGGAAAAAGGCAAGCTTGCCGGGCAGGTGGAAACCCTGAACGGGAAACTCAGCGAGCTGGAAAATCTCAAAAGCGACCTTGAAAAAGAGCTGCTTGAGCTGAAACGTCCGGCAGGTGGAGCGCAAAATAAACTGGCCACCGAGCATAAAGAGGCGTTTGTGGGCTTCCTGCGTAAAGGCCGTGAAGACGGTCTGCGCGATCTGGAGCGTAAGGCATTGCAGGTGGGTACCGATGAAGACGGTGGCTACGCCGTGCCGGAAGAACTGGATCGCAACATTCTTAACCTGCTGAAAGATGAAGTGGTGATGCGTCAGGAAGCCACGGTGATCACCGTTGGCGGTTCCGACTACAAAAAACTGGTGAATCTGGGCGGTACGGCTTCCGGATGGGTGGGGGAAACGGATACGCGATCCCAGACTGCCACCTCCAGACTGGAGCTGATTGAACCTCTCATGGGGGAAATCTACGGCAACCCGCAGGCTACCCAGAAAATGCTGGACGATGCCTTCTTCAACGTGGAGGCCTGGATCAACAGCGAGCTGGCAACCGAATTTGCCGAACAGGAAGAAATTGCCTTTACCTCAGGCGATGGCACCAAGAAGCCGAAAGGGTTCCTGGCGTATGAATCCACTGATGAAACCGACAAGGTCCGGGCGTTCGGCAAACTTCAGCATATTGTATCCGGCGAAGCGACCGCGGTGACCGCAGACGCCATTATCAAACTGATTTACACGCTGCGTAAGGCACACCGCACTGGCGCGAAGTTCATGATGAACAACAACAGCCTGTTTGCCATCCGTCTGCTGAAAGACACCGAGGGTAACTATCTGTGGCGTCCGGGGCTGGAACTGGGGCAGCCGTCCTCTCTGGCGGGTTACGGTATCGCTGAAAACGAACAGATGCCGGATATCGCCGCTGATGCGAAAGCCATTGCATTTGGTAACTTCAAACGGGGTTACACCATCGTTGACCGTATCGGCACCCGCATTCTGCGTGACCCGTACACCAATAAACCGTTTGTCGGTTTTTATACCACCAAGCGCACCGGCGGGATGCTGGTCGATTCGCAGGCCATCAAACTGCTGAAGATTGCAGCGGCGTAATCACTCAGGGGCGCGGAACCGCGCCCCTGTTCTGACGAGTGAAGAATCATGATCCTGAAACAAGATCTGAAATGGTCACCGGACGGTATGCGTGTTGAGGTCATTCAGGCCGGTGAGTATGACGACGGGGCGCTTCCTGCCCGGGTGCAGGAGATTGCACTTCAGGCCGGGTTAGCAGAGCGCGGAATCAGTGCAAAAAGCAGTAAAGCGGCAAAAGAGAAAAAAGCCACGACCAGTAAAGAGGGCTGAGTATGCTTCTGACAATGGAAGAGATTAAAGCCCAACTCCGGCTGGATGAGGATTTCGATACTGATGACCGCCATCTGCAACTGCTGGCATGTGCGGCACAAAAGCGGACGGAAACGTATCTGAACCGGAAGCTCTATGCACCAGATGAAACCATTCCGGACAGCGATCCGGACGGGCTGCACCTGCCGGATGATATTCGTCTGGGGATGCTGATGCTTATCAGCCATTTTTACGAAAACCGCTCGTCGGTTACGGAAGTGGAGAAACTCGACATGCCGCAGAGTTTTGGCTGGCTTGTCAGCCCGTACAGGTACTTTCCGCAATGAAAATTCGTCAGGCGCAGACCAGCGCAACCTACATTCTGCCGGACCCCGGTGAACTGAATAAACGCGTCCTGATCCGCCTGCGGGTGGATATGCCCGCGGATAACTTTGGCGTGGAGCCTCAATACCCGGTTACGTTCCGGACATGGGCGAAGGTTATCCAGACCAGTGCCACCACCTGGCAGGAAACCGCGCAGACCGGGGACGCCATCACCCATTACATCACCATTCGTTACCGCCGGGGGATCACCGCTGATTATGAGGTGGTCTGCGGTGACAGTGTGTACCGGGTGAAACGTCAGCGCGATCTGAACGGGGCGCGGCGCTTTCTGCTGCTGGAGTGTACGGAGCTGGGCGAATGTAGGCAGAGTCACGGAGGCAACAATGACGACTTCCTTTTTGCACGTTGATTTTCAGCAGCCCGCGGAGATGCGCTTTAACCGCGCCCGTGTCCGGCGGGCGTTTGTCACGATTGGTCAGCGTCATATGCGTGATGCCCGTCGGCTGGTGATGCGCCGTGCGCGGTCGGCACCGGGTGAAAACCCCGGTTATCAGACCGGACGCCTGGCTCGTTCGATTGGTTACATGGTACCCAGAGCCAGTAAACATCGCCCTGGTTTTATGGCACGTATAGCCCCTAACCAGCGTAATGGAGAGGGAAACCGCCGTATCACCGGTGATTTTTATCCGGCTTTTTTGTTCTATGGCGTGAGGCGAGGGGCAAAGCGTCGTCGCAGCCATCATCGTGGTGCATCCGGTGGCAGCGGCTGGCGACTGGCTCCACGTAATAACTTCATGGTGGAAACGCTTGAAAAGAACCGCAGTTGGACACGCTATTTTCTGGCGCGGGAATTGCGTAAATCACTGAAGCCGGAGCGACGACACAGATGAAACTGACGCCTGTTATTGCTGCACTGCGTGCCCGCTGTCCGTATTTTGAAAACCGGGTGGCAGGCGCGGCCCAGTTCAAAAATCTGCCGGAGGTCGGAAAGCTGAGACTCCCGGCGGCGTATGTGGTACCGGGTGATGACTCTCCGGGAGAAAACAAAAGCCAGACCGACTACTGGCAGGAGCTGAAAGAGGGCTTCTCCGTGGTTGTCATACTGAGTAACGGGCGTGATGAGCGCGGTCAGTTTGCCTCGTATGATGTGGTGGACGATGTCCGGCAGATGCTCTTTAAGGCTCTGCTGGGCTGGAACCCGGAGGCGTGCGGTAACCCGATTACCTATGACGGCGGCACGCTGCTGGATCTGAATCGTCATGAGCTGATTTATCAGTTCGATTTTTCGGTCATCAGCGAGCTGACTGAAGACGATACCCGCCAGCAGGATGATCTGAACAGTCTGGATGAACTGCAAACGCTGGCGATTGATGTTGATTATCTCGAGCCCGGTAACGGGCCTGACGGCGATATCGAACATCACACCGAAATAACCCTTCCTTCCTGAGGATCCTCATGTTTGTCAAACCTGTTAAAGGGCGGTCAGTTCCTGATCCTGCCCGCGGCGACCTTTTGCCCGCCGAAGGGCGAAATGTTGACGAGAACAACTACTGGCTGCGCCGTGAAGCAGCGGGTGATATCCGGCGCGTGAATAAAAAGGTGAATACCGATGACGATAAGCTTTAACACCATTCCGTCGAATACGCTGGTTCCGTTGTTTTATGCGGAAATGGATAACCAGGCGGCGAATACTGCACAGGACAGCGGAGCATCGCTGCTGATTGGTCATGCCAATAACGGTGCAGAGATTGTTGCCAACAGTCTGGTACTGATGCCGTCGGCAGACTATGCACGCCAGATTTGTGGTGCGGGAAGTCAGCTGGCGCGTATGGTCGAGGCTTATCGCCAGACTGACCCGTTTGGCGAGCTGTATGTGATTGCCGTTCCTGAATCCACAGGCGCGGCGGCAACGGTTACGCTGACGGTGACCGGGGCGGCAACCGAAACCGGCACGGTGAATGTGTATGTGGGACGTACCCGCGTGCAGGCACCGGTGACTAACGGCGATAACGTCACGATGATTGCCAGCAGTATCCAGGATGCCATCAATGCCGTTCCGACCCTGCCGTTTACGGCTTCATCTTCGGCAGGCGTGGTCACACTGACCGCGCGTCATAAGGGGCTTTGCGGGAATGAAATTCCTGTCAGCCTCAATTACTACGGCTTTGGTGGGGGCGAAGTGCTGCCAGCGGGCGTACAGATTGCCGTGGCGACGGGTACCGCCGGAACGGGTGCTCCGGTTCTCACCGGCGCGGTGGCTGCAATGGCGGATGAGCCGTTTGATTATATCGGCCTGCCGTTCAACGACACGGCCTCCGTTAACACGCTGGTGACCGAGATGAACGATACCAGCGGTCGCTGGAGCTATGCGCGTCAGCTGTATGGTCATGTGTATACGGCAAAGATCGGCACGCTGTCAGAACTGGTGACCGCAGGTGACCAGTTTAACCAGCAGCACATTACCCTGGCGGGGTACGAAAAAGACACCCAGACGCCTGCCGACGAGCTGGCGGCAAGCCGTACCGCCCGCGCAGCGGTGTTTATCCGCAACGATCCGGCACGTCCCACGCAGACCGGTGAGCTGGTGGGTATGCAGCCTGCGCCGAAGGGGAAACGGTTCACGATGACCGAACAACAGACCTTGCTGTCTCATGGCGTGGCAACGGCGTATGTCGAAAGCGGGGTACTGCGCATTCAGCGTGATGTCACCACGTACAGGAAAAACGCTTACGGGGTTGCGGATAACAGCTACCTCGACAGCGAGACGCTGCATACCAGTGCGTATGTACTGCGCAAACTGAAATCCGTCATTACCAGTAAGTACGGGCGTCACAAGCTTGCCAGCGACGGTACCCGCTTTGGTCCCGGTCAGGCGATTGTCACCCCGGCGGTGATCAAAGGGGAACTGCTGGCAACCTACCGTCAGCTTGAGCGTGCGGGGATCGTGGAAAACTACGAACTTTTTAAGCAGTACCTGGTTGTGGAGCGTGATGCCAGCGATCCGAACCGCCTGAACACGCTGTTCCCGCCTGACTATGTTAACCAGTTGCGTGTCTTTGCCGTGGTTAACCAGTTCCGTCTTCAGTATTCAGAGGAGTCCGCATAATGGCCCGTATCGGGGGAACCTGTTATTTCAAAATTGACGGTCAGCAGCTATCGCTGACCGGCGGCATTGAGGTGCCCATGAACAGGACGGTCAATGATGACATCATCGGCCTGGACGGTTCAGTGGACCGCAAGGAAACTCACCGTGCGCCTTATGTTAAAGGGACCTTCAAGGTGCCGAAGAATTTTCCGGTGAGCAAAATCACCTCGTCTGATGAGATGACCATCACTGCCGAGCTGGCGAACGGTCAGGTCTATGTACTGTCGTCTGCCTGGCTGCACGGCGAAGCGAACCATAATGCCGAAGAAGGGACGGTTGATCTTGAGTTCCACGGTGAAGAAGGGGATTACCAGTAATGAAAGAGCTTGAGTTAAAGAAACCGATTACCGCTCATGGCGAGACACTCTCCGTACTGGAGTTTGATGAGCCCACCGGGAAAGATGTCCGCGAGCTGGGGTATCCCTACCAGATGAATCAGGATGAGTCCGTCAGACTTCTGGCGCATGTGGTATCGAAATACATTGTGCGGCTGGCGAAAGTGCCGCAAAACTCTGTCGACCAGATGTCTCCGGCAGACCTGAATGCAGCGGCGTGGCTTGTGGCTGGTTTTCCCTCCAAGCCTGACGGCTGAATACCTCACTGATCGCTTCTTTGACTGCGCCAGCTACTGGCGCATTAATCCCTTCGAATTGCTGAATATGCCGATCAGTGAAATTCCCTTGCTGGTCAGTCAGGCAAACAGGATAGAGCAGGAGAAACGCACACATGGCTGAATTTGAGCTTAAGGCGTTGATCACCGGTGTCGACAGGCTTTCTCCCGCGCTGTCGAAAATGCAAAAGAAAATCCGGGGATTTAAACGCCAGGCGGAAGAAGCGTCACAGGGTGGGCTGGCGCTTGGTGGCGGACTGGCAGCGGGTCTGACGCTTTCCCTGAAATCTTATGCCGATCAGGAAAACGCCGCCACCGGGCTGAAAGTCGCCATGATGGATGCGAACGGCGAGGTTGGAAAGCGCTTTCAGGACATCAATAAACTGGCTATTGGCCTGGGTAACCAGCTACCCGGTACAACAGCTGATTTTCAGAACATGATGCAGATGCTGGTGCGTCAGGGGATCCCGGCAGAAAACATTCTTGGCGGTGTGGGTAAAGCGACAGCTTATCTTGCGGTACAACTGAAAAAAACACCGGAAGCGGCTGCCGAGTTTGCCGCAAAGATGCAGGATGCTACCGGAACGGTCTCAGAAGACATGATGGGGCTGTTCGACACAATTCAGAAGGCGTTTTATCTGGGCGTTGACGACACCAACATGCTGTCATTCTTCACTAAAACCAGCTCTGTTCTGAAGATGGTGAACAAGGACGGTCTTCAGGCTGCACAGAGTCTTGCCCCCATCAGTGTCATGATGGATCAGATGGGGATGAACGGGGAGTCGGCAGGTAATGCCCTGCGAAAAGTTATCCAGTCCGGATTAAGCGTTAAGAAAATCAGGGACGTCAATAAAGTCATGGCCCGCCAGAAACTCGGGGTACAGCTCGATTTTACTGACGGCAAAGGAAGTTTTGGCGGTCTTGATAACATGTTCAGGCAACTGGCAAAGCTGCGAAAACTGACCTACGTTAAGCGAACAGGTGTACTTAAGGCAATATTTGGTGATGATGCCGAAACCCTTCAGGTGGTCAATGCACTGATCGATAAAGGAAAGGATGGCTACGATCAGATCCAGCAGAAGATGAATAAACAGGCCAGCCTGAATAAACGTGTTCAGGCCCAGCTTGGTACGCTGTCCAACCTGTGGGAGGCAATGACGGGGACCGCAACTAACGGCCTTGCGGCTATTGGCGGCGCATTTTCTGGTGACGCCAAAAATATCACGCAATGGCTGGGGGAGTTGGGGGAAAAATTCACGAAGTTTGCGGATGAAAATCCCCGGGTTATTCGCGGCGTCGTCGGGCTTGCTGCCGGTCTTGCGATTCTGAAACTGGGATTGATGGGCGTTGGCGGTGCCATCAGTATTGTCAGCAGGATCATGTCGATGACGCCGATTGGAATGATTGCGACGGCGATAGCCCTGGCTGCGGGATTAATTATCACTAACTGGGATGTTGTAGGACCTTATTTCAAGAAGCTCTGGGAAACCATTGGTCCTTATTTTGAGGCTGGCCGGGAACTTCTGAAGAAGGTTTTTGCCTGGTCGCCGCTGGGGATGGTAATCAATAACTGGGGACCGGTTGTTAAGTGGTTTCAGGATATGTGGGACAAGCTGAAGCCAATTATTGAGTGGTTTACCGACAGTTCCGGTGACACGGTCGATGCCATTAACTCTGCGCAGTGGGGCGCGGGTGCTTATGATGCTTATGGGACGGGAATACCGGCGCGGGGATACACACCTTATCCGGTGGTGGATCCGGCTCAGTCAAACAACGCCTCCGGTGCCACAGGCCCGAATCCCTTCATGATTAACAAAGCTTCTGCGCCAAAAGTTGATGGTGAGATCAAGGTCTCTTTTGTGAATTCGCCTCCGGGTATGCGGGTTATGGAAACGCGATCCAGCGGTTTTGATGTCAGCCATGATGTTGGCTATACGCGCTTTGGCAGGTAATGAAAAATTAATCTGTTAATGAGTCCCACTCCGGTGGGATTTTTTATGTACGGAGTTTATATGACGTGGAAAGACAGACTTCAGGACGCGTCATTTCGCGGTGTGCCGTTTAAGGTTGAAGAAGAAAGTGCGGGAACCGGTCGTCGTGTGGAAACGCACGAATACCCGAACCGCGACAAACCCTATACCGAAGACCTGGGGAAAATCACTTTCCGCCCGTCCATCACAGCTTATGTGGTGGGAGATGACTGCTTTGACCAGCGCGATCGCCTGATTGACGCGCTGAATAAACCCGGTCCCGGCACGCTTGTCCATCCGACTTACGGTGAGCTGAAAGTCTGTGTTGATGGGGAAGTTCGGGTCAGCACATCGAAGAGTGAAGGGCGTATTGTCCGCTTTGACCTGAAGTTTGTCGAAGCGGGAGAACTCTCTTACCCCACTTCAGGTGCGGCGACGGCGCAGACGCTGATGTCATCCTGTTCTGCACTGGATGACTGCATCAGTGACAGCTTCAGTGGTTTCAGTATCGATGGCGTGGCAGATTTTGTGCAGAACGACGTCGTCGGTAATGCCAGCACAATGCTTGGGTATGTTTCTGATGCGATGAAAGTGGTGGATTCTGCCGTATCGGATGCCGCCAGGCTGTTGCAGGGGGATATCTCGGTACTTCTGCCGCCGCCATCGTCAGGCAAAAATTTCGTTGAGCAGGTGCAGAAAATGTGGCGTACCGGGAAACGCCTTTATGGTAACGCCAGCGACCTGGTCACCATGATCAAAACGCTTTCCGGTGTCAGCCTCGGCAGCGATCTGCAACCGCGCGGCGTCTGGAAAACGGACAGTAAAACCACCGCTACGGCGACGCAGCAGCGTAACGTGGTTGCCAGCACCCTTCGTACGACCGCAATCAGCGAAGCGGCGTATGCCGTCACCCGATTGCCTGCGCCAACAACTTCCGCGGTGATGCAGAATGCCACAGTGGGGCAGGCAACAACACCTGCGCAGAGCACTGGCTGGCCTTCCGTCACGCATCCGGCACTGAACAATGCACCGGCGGTGAAAAACACGGTTGACCTGCCGACGTGGGAAGAACTGACTGACATTCGCGACACACTGAATACGGCAATTGATAAGGAGTTGTCCCGAACAACCAGTGATGCGCTGTTTCTGGCGCTGCGCCGGGTGAAAGCGGATCTGAATGCGGATATCAACACGCGCCTTGAACAGTCTGCACGGATTATTCAGCGCACACCGGATGAGGTTTTACCCGCGCTGGTGCTGGCGGCGACCTGGTTTGATAACGCGGCGCGTGACGCGGACATTATCCGGCGTAATGCCATTACGCATCCCGGATTTGTGCCGGTGATCCCTCTGAAGGTGCCAGTGCAATGAACGACAATGTCACGCTACGGGTAAATGGCCGGGAGTGGAATGGCTGGACATCGGTGCGCATCGGTGCCGGTATTGAACGGCTGGCGCGGGATTTCAGTGTGGAGATCACCCGCCAGTGGCCGGGAGATGAGGGTATCACCACGCTTCAGCCGCGCATTAAAAACGGTTCAAAAGTGGAGGTGCTGATTGGTGATGAGCTGGTGATCACCGGCTGGGTGGAGGCGACGCCCGTTCGTTACGATGCCCGTTCGGTCAGCACCGGTATTGCCGGACGCAGTCTGACCGCTGACCTGATTGACTGTGCAGCCAAACCGACACAGTTTAACGGACGATCGCTGGTACAGATTGCGCAGGCGCTTGCTGCGCCTTTCGGCATTGAGGTGGTGAACAACGGTGCGCCGTCGGGTGTTATTCCTGACGTCCAGCCTGATCACGGTGAAACGGTGATTGAGGTAATCAACAAAATACTCGGTCAGCAGCAGGCACTGGCTTACGACGACCCGCACGGCAGGCTGGTGATTGGCGGTATTGGCTCAACGCGGGCACATACTGCGCTGGTACTTGGGGAAAACATCCTTTCCTGCGATACGGAGAAGAGTATCCGGGAGCGGTTTTCTGTTTACCAGGTGGCGGGGCAGCGTGCCGGAAACGACGATGATTTCGGTGAGGCCACCACCACCGCGCTGCGGGCCCGCACAGAGGACGCATTTATTTCCCGTTACCGTCCGATGTATATCAGGCAGACAGGGCAGGCCACGGGGGCAGGCTGTATTGCCCGTGCTGACTTTGAAGCCCGACAACGGGCGGCGCGGACGGATGAAACCACCTATGTGGTGCAGGGCTGGCGACAGGGTAACGGTACGCTGTGGCAGCCCAACCAGCGGGTGATTGTCTTTGATCCGGTCTGTGGTTTCGACAATACCGAACTGCTTGTCTCGGAAGTCACGTTTACTCAGGACCAGAACGGCACCCTGACGGAAATCCGTGTCGGCCCACCTGATGCTTATCTGCCTGAACCCGAAGCCCCCGGCGCGCGGAAAAAGAAAAAAGCCAGAGTACAGGAGGACCCGTTCTGATGAGGACGATTGAAGCCATGCAGCGACAACTCCTCGGCCTGATTGGGCGGGCCGTGGTGAAAAGCATCAGTGCCGCCACGAAATGTCAGACCGTGGATGTGTCCCTGATTGCCGGTGAACCCAAAGCCGGGGTTGAACATCTTGAACCCTACGGTTTTACCGCAAGGGCAAACAGCGGTGCGGAAGCGGTGGTGTTGTTTCCGGATGGTGACCGTTCTCATGCGGTAGTTGTTACGGTGTCGGACCGGCGCTACCGCCTGAAAGGGCTGCAGACGGGTGAGGTGGCGGTCTATGACGATCAGGGGCAGTCCGTGACGCTGACCCGGGAGGGGATCGTGGTGGATGGTGCAGGTAAAACGATCACGTTTCGCAATGCACCTGAAGCACGTTTTGAAATGGACCTGGAAGTGACAGGACAGGTGAAAGACCTGTGCGACTCCGGCGGCACCACCATGTCAGCGATGCGGCTTGCCTATAACGGGCATCGTCACAGAGAGAACGGTCAGGGCAGTAACACCGACAAACCTGATAAAGCGATGGAGGCATGATGGAACTGTGGCTGACGGTGAACGGTAAACGCACCTGCGCCAGCGCACCGCTGGATCCGCTGACCCGCGCCGTGGTGATTTCCCTGTTTACCTGGCGGCGGGCGGAGCCTGATGACAACGCCGACGTCCCGATGGGATGGTGGGGGGATACCTGGCCTGCGGTACAGAATGACCGTTACGGCTCCCGACTGTGGCTGCTTCAGCGCAGCAAACTGACCAATCAGCTGGTGCAGACGGTAAGGGGTTATATCCGCGAATGCCTGCAATGGATGATTGATGACGGCGTGGTGTCCCGTATTGATCTGGATATCCGTCGCACCGGGATTAATGAACTGGGTAACAGTATCACTCTCTGGCGTCGTGACGGACCGGTAATGATTTCTTTTGATGATCTGTGGAGTGCGATAACGCATGGCGGACAGTGAATTTCAGCGCCCGACGCTGGCAGAAAATATCAGTATGCTCCGTAACGATTTATTCGCCAGGCTGGACGTCAGCGACACGCTCCGGCGCATGGATGAAGACGTGCGGGCAAAGGTGTATGCGGCGGCGCTGCATACGGTCTACGGTTACATCGATTATCTGGCAATGAATATGCTGCCTGACCTGTGCGATGAGTCCTGGCTGGCGCGACATGCTGCGATGAAACGGTGTCCGCGCAAGGGAGCCACGGTTGCCAGCGGGTATATGCGCTGGGAAGGTGTCAGCGATGGCCTGAAGGTGACTGCCGGGAGTGTTATTCAGCGCGATGACCTGGTGCAGTACACGACAACTGACGATGCAATCAGCTCCGGTGGTGTCCTGCGCGTGCCGATCGCCTGCTCAAGTGCAGGTGCGGTCGGTAACGCTGACGACGGTACGGCATTAATCCTGGTCACGCCGGTGAATGGTCTGCCGTCTTCCGGTGTGGCTGACACCCTGACAGGCGGATTTGATACTGAAGAGCTGGAAACGTGGCGCGCCCGCGTCATTGAGCGGTATTACTGGACGCCGCAGGGCGGGGCTGACGGGGACTATGTCGTCTGGGCTAAAGAAGTGCCTGGCATTACCCGCGCATGGACATACCGACACTGGATGGGAACGGGGACTGTCGGTGTGATGATTGCCAGCAGTGACCTGATTAATCCCATTCCGGAAGAATCAACGGAAACGGCGGCAAGACAACATATCGGGCCACTGGCCCCGGTGGCAGGCTCTGATTTGTATGTGTTCAGGCCGGTGGCACATACGGTGGATTTTCATATCCGTGTGACGCCGGACACACCGGAAATACGGGCTGCCATCACCGCGGAGTTGCGTTCGTTCCTGCTGCGTGATGGTTATCCGCAGGGAGAACTGAAGGTGTCACGTATTAGTGAAGCGATTTCCGGTGCGAACGGGGAATACAGCCATCAGTTGCTTGCACCGGCGGACAATATCACCATTGCGAAAAATGAACTGGCGGTTCTGGGGGCGATTTCATGGACGTGACAAACGATGATTACATCCGTCTGTTGTCAGCACTGTTGCCGCCCGGTCCGGCGTGGTCAGCCAGCGATCCGGCGATTGCCGGTGCGGCACCGTCATTAACCCGCGTTCATCAGCGTGCGGATGCCCTGATGCGGGAGCTGGATCCGCGCACCACCACTGAACTGATAAATCGCTGGGAGCGTCTGTGCGGCCTGCCGGATGAATGTATTCCTACAGGGACACAGACCCTTCGCCAGCGTCAGCAACGGCTGGATGCGAAGGTTAACCTGGCGGGCGGCATCAACGAGAATTTTTATCTTGCACAGCTTGCTGCCCTGGGCAGACCGGATGCCAACATCACGCGATACGACAAAAGCACATTCACCTGCTCATCGGCCTGTACTGACGCGGTGAATGCGCCTGAATGGCGGTATTACTGGCAGGTCAACATGCCAGCCGCCACCAACACCACCTGGATGACATGTGGCGATCCCTGTGATTCCGCGCTGCGTATATGGGGCGACACCGTTGTCGAGTGTGTGCTTAACAAACTCTGCCCGTCGCATACCTATGTGATTTTTAAATATCCGGAGTAATCCATGCATCGTATAGACACGAAAACCGCGCAGAAGGATAAGTTCGGCGCGGGTAAGAACGGTTTTACCCGTGGTAACCCCCAGACCGGCACGCCTGCCACCGATCTGGATGATGACTACTTTGACATGTTGCAGGAGGAGCTTTGCAGCGTTGTGGAGGCATCCGGTGCCAGCCTGGAGAAGGGGCGGCATGACCAGCTGCTTACCGCGCTTCGTGCGCTGCTGTTAAGCCGCAAGAATCCGTTTGGCGATATCAAATCGGATGGCACGGTGAAAACAGCTCTCGAAAACCTTGGTTTGGGAGAAGGCTCAGCATTACCCGTTGGTGTGCCTGTTCCGTGGCCTTCAGCCACTCCGCCAACAGGCTGGCTGAAATGCAACGGAGCAGCTTTTTCTGCTGAAGAATACCCGGAACTGGCAAAGGCTTATCCGACAAATAAATTACCTGATTTACGCGGTGAGTTTATTCGTGGCTGGGATGACGGACGTGGAGTGGATAACGGAAGGGGATTATTAACGCTTCAGGACGGTGCGATTGTCAGTCATAACCACTATTGGGGAATCTGGACTTCACGAACTAACGACCAGACTCTGGGAAGTTTTACAGGCACCACGATTTTAAAACAAATCACGCCCCTGTCTCCAGCCATTGACTTCGATAATTACCCAATTCCCAACCCGGCTATTACAGAGGGTGGTGTTGTTGCGGCAACGACTAAACCTGCAGGTGCGAATGAAACACGCCCACGAAATGTCGCTTTTAACTATATTGTGAGGGCTGCATAATGAATAACGCAGAATTAAACAGTGAATTAATTGCCACTATGGCAGGAGAAATTACTGTTTATAACTTTGACGTCATGAGTCGGGAGTATATTTCAGCTTCAACTGAATATCTTGCTGTTGGTGTCGGCATTCCGGCATATTCCTGTTTAGATGCTCCAGGCACCTACAAAGCTGGTTATGCAATCTGCCGCTCTGCAGATTTTAACTCATGGGAATATGTACCAGACCATCGCGGTGAAATCGTCTATAACACCGAAACGGGAGACGCCAAAGAAATCACAACTCCGGGTGATTACCCCGAAAAAACAACCACTATCGCCCCGTTAACGCCATACGATAAATGGGATGGTGAGAAATGGGTGACGGATACTGAGACACAGCATAGCGCCGCAGTAGACGCGGCAGAAGCACAACGTCAGTCACTGATTGATACTGCAATGGCTTCCATTAGTCTGATTCAACTGAAATTGCAGGCCGGGCGGAAGCTGATGCAGGCAGAGACCACCCGACTTAACACTGTGCTGGATTACATTGACGCGGTGACGGCAACAGATATCAGCACCGCGCCGGATGTCATCTGGCCTGTACTGCCGGAGGCGTAGGCCATTCAATATCTGGCGCACTGGAAGTATCGACCATTTCCAGTGCGTCCAGGTAATCCAGCCACAAATTATATTGCGCCAGTTCCTCACCTTTCAGACGACCAATCGCCGCTTTACCAGGCCATTGTTTGCTGTTCATGTATTCGTTGGCCTGATTAACTAATCGCTGTTTATTTGATTCAGCGATTGAGATTAATTCTTCGCTGGTAAGTGGTGGCGCATCCTGCCATGCTGGAAAACCATTTTTATCTGAACCAAGTATTTTACCATCAGGCCATGCAACTCCTGCGAACTCAGAATAAATAGTAAAGTTTATTTTCGTAGCGTTCTCAGGAATGGTTTGGCTATCTGGTGAAATATAAAATCCCGAATCAGAGGGATTAAAATAATATGTCTTTTCCATAGTTAATACCCCACAGCCATCCAGTAAATTGAATTTGTTGTAGCAGAAGTGTAAGTAAATCTGATTTTAGTTCTGTTGGTACTTCCAATATCAAAGCCCACAGAACGGGCAGAAGGATCATTAGTTGAAATAAGAGCGTTTACCGAACGACAAGCAGCAGGGAAAGCTACAGGTAATGTTATATCAACTGTTCCAACACTTCCTCCGGTTGGTGAGACAGAAAAACTCCCCCATTGAATAATCATCCCCCCAGGTAATTTCTGGTATCCATTGGCGGTCAATGAGTTACCAAAGCTGTTCATATCCGGTACCTGATTTTCTCCTGTCCCCACATTCCTCTTTGCCGCTTCTCCCAAACCAA